TCTCTCTTAATCTTGCTTCTGTAATAGCTCCGCTATTATTATCAGGAAGAAGCACCTTTATTTCTTCTAATCTGCTCATTGATTATTGTTTTTTATATTCTAAATCCTTTATTAAATCCTTTTGAAAACGCCCCTGTAACACTTGGAGGAATCGGAATATTTCCGTTTTCTTTTTGTTTCCAAACTTCCTCGCTGTTTGTTGTCAATCCTGTGATTTGGTCTATATTTCCTGAAAGCGTGATGTAATGCGTGGTTTCCGCATTCGCTCCTGCGTATTTCTGACCTGATAAAACCCTGTTAGGTATTGTTTTATTGATATTAACAATGCCTTTTAGGTTTTCCTCTACTCCATCAATATTTAAAACAACCCAGTCAGGCGAAGTAAAAGCCATATTCAAAGCATTTCCCTTTAAAACAAAGGTTTTCTTTATCGGATTAGGGTCTTTTATCTTCAAAGTAAAAGAGCCGATAATTTCGCCATTTCTTATCGTTTTGTTCAGCTCTACACTATCAGACAAATAGACATCATAAACCAAAACTTTCCCAAAATCTACAACCAGCCGAGCAAGACCCTCTTTGTCAAATTCAGACATAAGATTATCAAAATTAGCCTTTGTTTTCTGCCAATTTTCGCCCCTTATCCAGCCTTTTAACTCTATCTCTCGCTCATCATACTTCACAGGAGAAAGGTCTATCTGTTTTCCGTGTTGCTCTGCCCAGTCGTAAGTTTTTCTTGCTTTGGGCTTAGGTTTGTCCAAAAGCCCTTTGGAATCTGAAATATATACTCCAAAATCCTTGAAAAACTTTCCGTTTAGGCTGTAAATCACTTCACTCATTTTCTGTAAATCCTGATTTTTGCATTATCTAACTCTTCTACTTCCACTTGGGCATTGTCCAAGACATCAACAGTCAAAATAGCGTAATCCCTTGCGATGATTTTTGCCCTTGAATTATGCCTGATAATGATTTGAGCAACTTCAAAATTGTTGTATTCCAACTCAACATTGGAATCCCCAAAAACAGCCAACTGGTTTATATTTTCTAATCGCCCTGAAAAGTCAGTATAAAGCCCATACTGCATAATTTCATCTCTGTATTTTCTCAAATATCTGAGTTTAGGGAAATCGTGTTCTTTCGCCCAGTCATCTCCTTTGAAATACATTTCGCAAAGATTTTTCAATGTAGGATTGGCTTTCATTTTCTCATACCATTCACTACATAATCCCAATGCTTTTGCGTGTTCTATAATTTCATTCATAGTTATTGGTTTTTATTAAATTCCACTTGCTCTAAGGCTTCCATCTCCTTTTACCTTGTTGTTAAGTTCAGATAAATCTTTTCTCATCTGAAACAGATTAAATGTGTTCTGTTCTATCTTAACAAGGGAATCAACAGAGTTTTTCATCGCCTCTAAATTTTGCTTTTGATTCTTTAAAATCTCGCCTGTGTTTATCCTAATTGCATTAAACTGACCTGCTAAAACACTCGCTGTTTCTTCACTCATCCCCTTTATTGCGCCTTTCAAACTATCATCATTGCTCTCTACACCCTCAAAAATCTCTTTGTAACCCTCTAAAAAAGACTGCATTCCTGCTCCTGCGCTTTTAACCTCTGCTTTAAATCTTGCAATGTCTTCTTTGGAAAGCCCTTTAAACACTCCTGTGCCATCATCATTAAGTCCTGTGGCTTTAAATAGATTTTGTAAAGTTCCCTGCATTCTTTTCTGCAACATTAGGTTAAGCTGGTTCTTTACAAGATTTTTTATCATATCATTGGCTACTTTTTCCAATGATTGAGCAGCGTTTTCTCCACGGCTAAAAGCATCTACCAAAGCATCCCCTACCTTTGATGCTGCGCCTGCTAAATCAGTCTGCAAAACATCTTTTATCACTCCCTCTTTTAGGTCAGAAATCGTTCTGTTAATTGCGCTTATCTGCCCCTGCCAGTCTGAAATTTTCCCCCAATCAGTCTTTTTTTTGCTCCGTTCAGAATCAATCATGTTATTTAGACTCGCTCTCTGCTGTTCTAAATTCTTGATTAAGTTGGTTTGGTCGGAATACTGCCTTGCATTAAACGCCTTGTTTGCAGCGTGAGATAGTTCTTCATAGGCTGTTTTTAGTCTGTTCAGCGCCTGCTGTTCTCTTTGGATGGCTCTTTCTTTCTTCTTGTCTCCACTTAAAGCCTTGAAAATAGAGCCTATCATTTTGATACCTGATGCCACAGCGCCCACAACATTTCCACTAACAATGTTTTTTGCCAAGTCTATCCCTGAATTAGCGATGTTGGTAATGTCTTCCATAGCATCTCTTGCAGCATCACTCATTCCCCCAAAAGCATCCGCCAAATCATTAACACCTTGAATAGCCTCATTAAATGCCGATTGAGTTTGATTTAAAACATTGGCTAACTTTTTTCTTTCTTCCGCCGATTTTCTTTCTGCTTCGGTAAGTTCTTTTTGTTTTTTAATGATAGCATCAATGTTTCCGCTATTCAGCGCCTTATCAAACTCTTCTTTGGCTTTCTTTTGGTCTGCCAAAGCACTTTTATACTCTTTAAGAGAATTGATTAAAGCCTTAAATGGGTTTCTTGTAGTAGCCGTTTCCAGTCTTGCGATGCCATCTTTTAACCTGTCTAAATCATCAGGCGAAAGGTTTTCTTTGTTTTCCTCCTTAAACTTTCTAAAATGAGCCAAGATTCTGTTGAGTGTGTCTTGTGAGAAATACTCTAACTCTCCAAAAGCGATTTTCCACTCATCACCACTCATAAACATATCCATAGATAGACTTCCCAGCTCTCTATTTTTAGCTTCTTCTACCCTTTTTTGTTCTGCTTCGGTCTGCGCCTTTGTCATCAGGTCGGCATATTTTTTGACAATGGCAAGTTCCTTTTCTTTATAGGTCTGATGCTCTTCTAAAAACTGGCTGTAAGCCTCTTTATATGCTTTTTCCTGTTCATCTAACCTGTTTCGTAGTTCTGCTTCATAGCCCTGACTTCTCTGCTCTGGCGTGAGGTTTTCTATTTCCTCCTTTATTTTGTTTATCTTTTCAGAGAAAGTAGACATACTACTTAACTGCTCATCTAAACTCTCTTTCCAATTCGTAAAAGGGTCTTTCTCACCTGTAAGGGAATCCAAAATCTCTTTCAGTTTCTGCCATTGGTTTATTTCATCATCAGATAATTTAATCCCTGATAATTGCTTTTTGTCCAAAGCATCAAACCTGCTTTTAATCTCATCAAAATAGCTCTTTCCTTTCAGGTCAGAAAACTGATTTTTAGCCGTTTCTTTTCCGTATTTTGCTTCTATCTGATAGCGAACTTTCCATTGTCTTTCCAGCTCTGCTATCTCTTCATCAAAAGATTTTTTGTTATACAGCTTTTTGACTTCTGCTATTCGTTTTTCCAGCGCTTCCCTTTTTGCAAGAAGCGTTGCTCGTGTTTTAGCATCAGAAATAAGAGTTTTGTTGGAAATTTTGGTATTCAAATCCGAAAGTTCCTTTTCTAAATGACCTAAAGAACCTTTAATAGGAGCATTTATTTGTGCTTTGGTTAGTTTTTTAGGTTTTTCAACTTTGATATTATACGCTTCAAGGGCTTTATCTGCTTCTTTTATTTGTGAAGAAAGCTCATTCCATTTTGAAGAACCTATATCTGTTTTTGTCAGCTGCGCAAGTTCTTCTTGCGCTTTGTTCTTTTGGTTTTCCCAATCAGTTTTGTTGTATTCGTTTTTAGATTTTTCAGAAGCACCTTCGCCCCCCATTTGCAGAGCATTCTTAATGTTCCCTGCTTGACCTTGAACATATCTAAGTCTTGATATAAGCCCTGTAAAATCCAATCCATCTATTGTTGTCTGCATCTTTGCAAATTGCGCAGGGATTTCCCCAGCCTTTGCCTTTGCAGTGTCTAATTCAGGATGTGTTTTTTTGATTTTCTCTATAACATCATTTATCTTCTTTTCTTCATCTTTCCAGTAGTTTAACTGCTCTTCTAATGGAGCGTTTTGGGACATAATAGCCTCTGCTCGTGACTTTTCAGCCCTTTCTATATCAGCAATACCTTTCCTTAATTCTTCTATTCTGCCTGATATTCTTCCATCTGCATCATCTACATTTAAGTCTTTTAACTTCAAAAGGCTATCCATCTCTTTCTTCATGTCCTCCAGAGTAGCCTCTATTTTTTTGCCCTGATTCTTTTCTAATTCCTCGTTGAGCTTTTTATGAATCTCTGTAAGATTCATTGCCATAATCTGCTCCTGCGACATATTTTTGAAAGTTTCAGGAGCAATCTCTAAAAGTTTCTTATACGCTTCTTGCTTTTCGTAGATGGTAGCCGTTTCGCTCTTAATAGTCCCAATTAAATTTTGAGCCTCATTCTTATAATCATCGGTTTCTTTGTTAATCTTCTGAAGTTTCTCCGCTCCACTTTCTAATGCAGTGTCCAGACTATATAATACCGCTATAAGCCCTACTGTTCCAGCGATAGCAAGAGCGTAAGGGTTCGCCATCATAACAGCATTTAGTTGGCTTTGTAGGGCTATTTGTTTTATTGTCGCTCCTATCTGTAAATGTCGTGTAGCAACATCATATACCCCTTGAATGTTAGCAATTTTCATTACCGCAACTTGGGTAATTACCGCTGCTCTATACGCTCCATAAGTCCCAACCAATCCTGCTAATACTACGCCTACTTTTTCATAGTTTTCTACAAGGAAAGTGATTCCCTGTATCCCACTGGATAAAAAGCCTTCTGCCTTTTCGCCTATCTTGTTATACATCTGCTCAATAGCATCTTCCAAGTTGGCGATTTGTCCAGATAATGAAGCCGACTGCTGTTCCATCAAATTAAAGAACAATCCGCCCTCATTAGTAAGATTATTGATAACGCTTTGAACCTCTGGAAACCCTACCTTTCCAGCAGAAATAAGGTCTTTTACTTCGTTTTCAGCAACACCCATTACCTTTGCTAATTCAGCGGTCATAGGTATCCCTGCATTCATGAATTGATACAAGTCATTGGTCATCAGTTTACCCTGTGCCTTTACCTGTCCATAAACATGGATTAACTGCCCCATAGGAACGCCAAGTCCTGCCGCTACATCTCCCATTCTACGAAGTGTATCTACCACCTGCTCGGCTGGAACTTGAAACGCTAAAAGCCTTTTCGCTCCATCGGTAACATCTGTTAAACCAAATGGTGTTTTCGCTGCCAAATCCACCATTTCCCCCATAAGAGCCTGTGCTTTCTCTTCGCTTTTGAGCATCGTGCCAAAGGCTATTTCAGTTTTCTGAAACTCTCCTCTTACACCGATGAGCTGCTGCGTGAAACCTTGTAAAGCCTGAACAGAAAAATAAGCCCCAATGCCTATTGATAGATTCTTAAAAGCGCTGTCCATCTGCTGGGTTTCCCTCTGTGTCTGCTGGGTAAGACCTAAAATATCTTGTCGCATCTCTGTGATGTTTCTGCGCCATTCGTTCATGTCTATTCCAGCACCGAAATATAAAGCCCCTTGATTTGTGTTCATTGATTATTAGTTTTTATACATATTGAATAACTCTTCCAGTTCTTCCGCTGTCTGTTCTTCGTATTTTATTACTTCTTTCCCCTCCTTTTTCTCCGAGTCATAAGATGGAGTATCTATCAGCATTCTTTGAACAATACGCCAGTCTATTTCCCAAAGCAGATAATCTAATGTCCAGCCGTAATGATGGCATATTTGCCCCATAATGCCATAGATAGATTTTATTTCTTCTCTATCGGATTTGCTTTGGTCGGTCGGTTTCCGTTCATCAATGCGATAGAGGTTATAAAATTTGCGTAATTAGCAGTCTTTAAAAGGTTTTGAGCAAATTCTAAAAGCTCGTTAGGTGTATAGTTTTTCAGGAAATACCATTCTAAAAACTTTCTGACAAGAAAATTATCTGCAAAGCACACCGCCATTGCTTTTGCTACATTTTTTGTGTTTTTGCTTACCGCCTGATACTGCATAGCGATTTGCTCCTGAAAACTCCCTGATGTCAATAGTTCTTCATCCATTTCCATTTTGATGAATATGTTTGAGAGTTTGAGCATTCGCCCTAAACTCATCTTTTTGCATTTAAAAGTTTTCTTGATTCCTAAAACACGAACCTTTATTTCAAAACCCTTGTCTAAAAGCAGGTTGATTTCTTCTTGTTCTAACTTTTTATCGTTCATATCTACATTAAAAAAAGCCTGCCTGAAAAACTCGCAGACAGGCTTTAAAGAAAGATTAAAAAAACAATTAGCTTAGCGTAAATCTTGGCTCTCCCTCTTTTTTAGGGCTTAAAACTTTTGCTTTTACCTCTATTGCCATTAGGTTTTTCTTTCCAATGTCAGAAGTGAATTTAGCCGTAATAGACACCCTTGGGAATTTAAATGTTTTCCCTTTTCTTGGTTTTAGTTCCAGCGATTTCTCAATCGTTACAGGCACTACAGGTGCTTTATAAACATTAGAGTCTACGCTTCCCCCAAACACTTTTACTACAGTGTCAAAATCATATTCATAGATATTGAATGTCAAATCAACATCCCCTTGTTTGTATTCCACATGGATAGGGTTATCATGCTCTTCCACATAGAAAGCCGTTTCTTCTTGGTCACCAAATGTCAGCTTACAAGAATCTTCTGCTGTTTCTCCCAGTGGTGCTAAAACAGTTCCCATACCTCCATCAGAGGCGATATCTCCAACTTTTATTGAAGCAATACCGATATTTACTTCCTTTGCCATATTATATTGATTATTAGTTTATTGGTTAATAATAAGCGTTTAGGCTTATTCTAAAATTATAGTAGTTAAAATTATCTTCTTCAAATTCTTGATGATTAACAACTTCAAGATTGAATTCATCTTCCCAAACCTCACTCAATGCAGAATAAACAGCATCTGAAATTTCTTTAAGGCGTTTTGTGTTTTTCTGCTTTTGGACAATCCCATCATTTGCCTTTACCTCAATCATCGGAACATAGCAATTCACATTAAAAACTCCATTCTGTAAAAAATGGTTAGTCATTGTAAGGGAGTTTATCACAATATCCTCTTTTTGGCTGTTAGCAGGGCGCTTATCTTTGTAGATTTTACCACTGATAACATTGTTTATTCCAGCCTTTAAAAGCAGTTCTAAAATCCATTGTTTGCCATCTAATACTGTCTTCTTCATTTTAATTGTTTTAATAAATTAGGCAGATATTGGGAAGCAAACTGCTCTGCGCTGGTTAAAACTACTCTGCCCTTGCTCTCTACATAAGAGGCGTATCTCATACCTGCTACTACCACAAGGGAAATTCCTCTTTTGGATTGAGCGACTTCAACAGCGAGAGTTCTGCCATATTTTAAAGGGTCTTCGTTGCTTGGTTCTGTGCCATGTTTAGAAGCGTTAAAGTTCTCATCTACAACCTGACCATCTACTGAAACTACATATCCGATAGAGTTACGGAGGTTAGCCGTGTGGTCTTGGTAATTTCCATTTTCTTTCGCTTCATTTACAGCCTTTTCGCCTACCCATTTAAGGATTCTGATAAACTGCTCCTCTGCATGGTCTTCTGCATGCTGGAACATCCTTTCAAAATCCCCCATATTAAATCTTGGTATTATAGCCATATCCTTGCGTGTAACTGGTCTTTAACAAAGTTTACAACATTTCCCTCTAATCTCAATTCTTCCCCATTCCAAACCTGCACTTTTGTGCCTTTGTCTATGTTCTTAATAGACTTTGGAGCGTATATTACAGAAGTCTGAATGTAAAACTCGCCATCTTCGGTTTGTTTCTTGGATGTTGAGCCTTCATCACGGCAAACTCCAAAATCCACCCACTCTGATGTTCCCTCTGTCCATTCTGCAGTAGACTCATCAAAATATCCTTCAGAATGAATTAGCGCTTTTAGTCTGTATGGATATTGCTTTACTGCCATCTGCTTGTAATGTCTTTTATGCTGTTGTTTTGCTCCAACATGTTAGGTTTTCCCAACTTCCCACAAAGAAAATTGTAATAACTTCTGATTACATCCTTATCAAAACTAACAGAATAACCGCCCTCTGAAATACTGCTTGGCTGCATCATAATGTCAGGGATTACATTGTAGAAAAACAAATCCAAATTAGTCTCTCTCCCTACCACATCAGAAGAAGAAAGCCCCACTCTTTCAAGTTCAGCATCTATTCTGTCCGCCGATAAATCCACAGACCAAGTTGCTAATTTTTCCTTAATGTAATCCCCTATATTCATTATGAAAGTTTAGTTTTCAAGATAAGTTTCTGTCTTGTGTTGTTAAGCACTGGCGTAGCAAATGCTGTCCCCTTTGTAAGCACTCTCATTGGGTTTGCTTCTCCCAATACAGACACTAAAATGAAATCATTAACAGTTGTTTTTGAAGTTTCATTTAAGTCAATGTTTGCCTCTGGGGAAATAGTGTATTGCGTAGCACCGAAATCCGTAGAAGTTGCCAAGTGGATATTTCCAAGTTCCCAACCGCTGGTAGCTGTAATGCTTCCATCTTTCGCCTCTTCGTTTACATAACTTTCCCAAATGGTAATCGTTGGTAAATTTTGAGCAGCCAAAGCTGTGTTCAACTGAACCAATGTAGGCTCTTGAGAAATTCCTAATGCATTTTGTGCAAAAGATGCTGTAAATGCAACTACTTTTTTAGACTTCACAAATTGGTTGAAAGTCGCCAAATCCATTACCGCAGTAGTGTATCGGAATCCTTTCTTAAGCGCTTCTGCCTGTGCTTTTCTGAAATCCTCAATAGGGTCAAATGTATCCTTATTCGCAGGTAAGAACCAGTCTAAAGATGCATTTTCTGTTTTCACTTTAAAGTCAATTTTCACTCCATCCTTTACGATGTATTGACCTTTTGACAATAGTGATTTTGCCATATGCTCCAATCTCGCATTGATAGCATCCACTACAAAAACACCATCATCATAAATAGCATTGATAAGCTGGCTTTTAATGTTAGCATTGTTAGGATATAGAGCAACAGCGTTTCTCAATTCATTGATACGGAAAAAGTCTCTTTCGTTTTTAGACCTACCTACTTCAATCTTTGGAATCTCTCCCTTGATTTTTTCAATGAATTCTCTACCTTTCAATGGAACATTACTATCTAATGCCACCACATCAGCCATTACTTTTGCTCCTAATTCTCCCTCCAAATTTCCAAATGTCAGCCCTGCGCTAAAAGCAGTAGGGAAAAAGTTGAAAACCTGCAAATTCCCAAGCGGATTAGAATTAAGGATTGCTCCCATATCCGCCTCTCTAAACTCTGGAATAATTGTATTTGCGTTTATTACACTCATGTTTTAGTTTTTTAAATGGTTTTTAGTTTTTACCTCCTTAGATTTGAGTAATTCTTGGCAATGCTGTCTTTAAGAATGCTGCACCTGCTTTTTCTTTATCAGGCAAAGCATTTACTCTCACTATTCCTGCTACTACAATAGACACCAAAGGATAGTCATCTATCACGATGTCTGACATGGTAAGCCCTACAGCATCTTTTACATTCGCTGCAGTCAATGCATCTTTTATAGGCTTATAAGTTCCGTTTGTGTGTGGAACTACTACTGTCCCAGCTGGAATAACTCCATCTGTAAATCTTTCTGATGCTTCTGTTTTGTCAATATGCACTCCGCTTGGAATGGTAGCATCAACTTGGTCAAAGACAACATTCTGTCTTCCTTTTCTGAAATCTGTGTTAATTCCCTTCATTGTTTTGAGTTTTTTGTTTAATATATGCCTGAACGTCAGGGCTTATTTCCTCTGCTTTGATGTCTTTTCCGCCAAAACTTGGAGGTTTTACATCTCCTAATTTTGTGTCGTTTAATTGCTGCAGATATCCAGCCTCCGCTTCTTTTACTGAGTTAGCAAATGTTTCTATTTCTTCATCGTTTTGGAATGTTCTCCCTGCGATTTGAAGTTTGTAGAAGTTTTCATTTACTCCCAGTTCTTTGAGTTTAGAAATCAATTTCTGCTCGTTGCTTAAGTTTTGTTTGTCCTTTTCGAAGCCCTCTACTTTTTGGGATACTGCCGTGAAGCCTTCCATTAGTTTTTTTGCCCAGTCTGGCATTTCATCATTTGGTTTTGGTTCTTCTTTTGGCTCTTTTGGAGCTGGTTCAGCAGGTTTCCCTTTTTCAAGTTCTTCAATCTTGGCTTTGTAGGTTCTGTTTTGGTCTGCTATGGACTGCTGGACTTTCAACATCCCCTCTACCCCCGCAACAGCGGTTTCAATTTCGCTCTCTTCTTTGACCGCTCCGCTCAAAAACTCTGCGGTAGCTTTCAAAACATTTTCACTTAACCCTAAATCTTTATATTTAGTTT